ACCTTGTTACCGACATTGGCAACAGAAGTTACAGAGTCAAAGCGAAAGATTCAGCTTATTTTGACGGGTGTATTATGTGCAAAAGTGCTTTTGTGAGCTTGAAAGAAGCAAGAAGAATTATAGAAAGCAATAGACGGTGGCAGGCGTATTGCGAATCACAAGGATGGAAAGAAGTTGATGAGAATATAGAAGCGATTTAGAACCCTTGAGGGTAGCTCCCTTGGGGTTGGAACACAGGGCGTGTAACCCCTTACACACGCCCTTATTTTTTTGGATGAGGAAAGGTAAGGGGGAAAGTAAGGGGAAGGAATGAGGAAAGAAAAATATTTTGTTAAAGTCGGCATGGCGTTCGCAACAGCAAAAGACTTAACCGATGGGGAATTAAGACTATTGCAAATTATTATGATTAGAGGGTTCGTGTCAGGCAGATGCTATGAAAGCAAAAACACATTAGCCGATTACTTAGGAACCTCAAAAAAGACAATCAAAAGACGATTGACTTCGCTTGCAGAAAAGGATTATATAACAATCCGGCATCACAAAAATAAAAGCAACGGTGATTCAAATGACGATTACAGATTAACCGAAAAATCAAAAGAACTGATTAAAAAATAATAATTCTACCTGTGTAGATTTTACACGTGTAGAAATGACACAAGTAGAAGCAAAACACGCAAAACGGCTTATAGTGTGCATATTCTACCGGTAAAATGACTTTACCGCTGGAATGTAGAGGTAAAAAAATCTACCCCTAAAACCTCAAAAGTGGACAAATTTGTCCAATGCTATTAATGGGGGTACATTTTTGTCCAGTCTATTAATGGGGGTACAAAATTGTCCCACCATTAAAGAGAATAAAATATATAAAACAAACGAGAAGGACTTCCCCTAAAACAAAAAAATAACCGAAATATGAGGTGAAAATGTGAGGTGAGAAAATATGGCAAAAGGGAAATACAAGGAATGGTTAAAAAAAGAGAACCTGATTAAAATAAAGGGATGGGCTATTGACGGATTGAGTAACAAACAAATAGCTCATAACATTGGAATAAATGAGGACACGTTATACACTTGGCAAAAAAAATACACCGAGTTTGCCGAGGCTTTAAAAAAGAGCAAAGAGGTAGCAGACAGAGAAGTGGAAAACTCTTTGCACAAATCAGCGAATGGTTATTTTGTTGAAGAGTCAAAAAAAGTCATCGAAGAAAAAGACGACGGGACAATTAACATCAAAACCGAAACAAACAAAAGATGGATTCCTCCGAATACAGCCGCTCAAATATTCTGGCTGAAGAACAGGAAACCCACTGAATGGCGTGATAAGCCTGACGATTCAAACGACACCGCACAAGATTCAATCAAAATATTAGCTGAAGTCATTAGAGAGAGCCGAAAAAATGAAGCTTGACTTATTCAGCCCGAAACAACTCAATGCAATTGACAATTCAACGGGGTTCATCAACATTTTAGAAGGCGCAGTACGTTCAGGAAAGACGATGGCGGCTAACATCGCCTGGATCTTTCATCTCATGCAATCCCCGCATGAAGAATTTCTCATGTCAGGAGAGAGTACCGACTCTCTTTACCGAAATGTTATTGATGATTTAATCGGCATTTTAGGACAAGACAGGGCGTTTTATTACCAGAATCGAAAAGGCGGGGCCCAACTTGTGCTGAAGCTCAACGAAACGAAAATATGTTATTGCAGGGGATCTAAAAACAAAGATGCTGAAGGTTCAATTAGAGGGATGACAATAGCCGGTTGGTACGCAGACGAAGTCACATTGCACCATGAAACGTTTGTCAAGCAGGCGATTAACAGAATGTCATTGAACGGCGCAAAAGCAATCTGGACAACAAACCCTGACAGCCCGTTTCATTACATCAAAAAAGAATACATTGACAAGGCAAACGAGAGAGAATACAAAAACTTCAAGTTCAGACTTGAAGACAACCTCACATTGTCTGACAGGTACAAGCGCAACCTCAAACAAGCCTATTCCGGGGTATGGCACAAACGATTCATCGAGGGGTTGTGGGTCAAAGCTGAGGGCTTGATTTATGATATGTTTCATGACAAGCACATCAAGCGCAAAAAGACGACCGGCAAAAAGATTATAGCTTGCGACTACGGAACCGGAAACCCGACAGTCTTTCTCTTGATTGACGTTGACGGGGACAAAATGCACGTCGAACGGGAATATTATTATTCCGGACGGGATTCAGGCGTTCAAAAAACTGACTCACAATATGCAAATGACATGACAGACTTCCTGAATAACAATGGGATTGCACGCAACACAGAGATTATTGTTGACCCGTCAGCTGCCTCATTTATAGTCGAATTAAGACAACGGGGCTTGAACGTGCAAAAAGCAAACAATGCAGTCATTGACGGGATTAGAAATGTCAGCATGAAATTAAGCAAAAATGAAATCAGCGTTGATCCCGAATGTGAAAAGACGATCGAGGAATTTCACACTTATTCTTGGGACGAGAACGCACAAAACAAAGGTGAAGACAAACCGCTCAAAGAGAACGATCACTGCATGGATGCTTTGAGGTATGGAGTCATGAGCCGGTTGCAAAAAGCAAGAGCCGTCAGGAGTCTTGCAATGTAAAGGAGAAATCATGAAAAACTTAATAATACTTTTATTACTGCTGCCTCTGGCAGCTTTTTCTTTTGAAGTCGGAACCGTGACACGAGTCGTTGACGGGGACACCCTGAAAGTGGAAATCAACGGCAAAGAAGAAACAATACGCTTATGTGGCGTTGACACCCCGGAAACGGTGCACCCCTCAAAGCCCGTTGAACCCGGAGGGATTGAAGCCTCGGACTTCACGAAACAATTAACCGGCATGAAGATCATCCTCACTTACGATTCGAACAGCCCGGACTTTTTCAAGCGCATTCTTGGTTACATCTGGATTGAAGTTGAAGCGGGGAAGCTGATTTGTTGGAACGTTGAACTGATTAGACGAGGGCACAGCGAATTATACACAAAATACAAGTTTGACGCTTACGACTGGTTCCTGGAGGCGATTAAATGAACGGATTTGACGAAATATTAAGCAACGTCATCAGCCGACTTGAACAGACAGAACAGGCGCAATGGAAAAAGATTAACGAGCTTGAACAGCAGAACATGATATTACAGGATGAAAATATGCACCTAAAAGACTTCTTAGCGGAAGCCTATGACGAAATCAAACAATTACAAAAAGAACTCAACGCACACCCGTGCTTGACGAACAGGCCGAAGAAGGTGGCACATGAATAAAACACTAATCGACTTCCGAAGGGAGCCCGGCGTTACAAAGGCACGGGACATACAAGACGAGCTTGACGCAAGCAAAAGCGTTTCAGAACTAATTGAAAAGCTGATTAAACACGGAATGCTTCCGAAGAAAGAGGAGGTAAAAAATGAATGAATACATAAACAGACTCAAACAGAACGGAGAACAAATTACAAGCGACATCATCGGAGATTTGCTCACAGAATATTCAACAATGCACCTCAAACAAGAGGGATTGTACGAACGGTACACAAACGAAACCGTGCCGATTCATTCAAGAACATTTGACGACACAAACAAAGTCAACAATCAGATTAACAACGATTTCTTTTCTGAGATCGTTGACACAAAGACCGGTTACTTTGCCGGTAACCCGATTGTCTACGACTACGACGGAGAAGACAGAGAGAAAGACTTGATTAACAACTTTGTCACACTTGAAAACATGGCAGACCTTGACTCAGAAACAGCGAAGATGGCAGCGATTACCGGCATGGGTGCAAGACTCTGTTACATCGGACTCGATGGCAAACCGCACGTCATGAACGTCAATCCCTGGGAGTGTATTTGGGTTTATGATCGTTCAATTGACGACGTTCAATATGCTTTGAGGGCTTACGACATCGAAGATCATACCGGCGAAAAAGTTGTCACAAAAACAAGAATCGAATGGTACGATGACAAAATGGTTTATTTTTACGTTGGAGATCAGGATGGCTACTACCCGGACCCGACGGAAGAACCGAAACCGCATATGTTTAACGGTGTGCCGTTGATCCCGTTTGTGAACAACAAAGAATGGCAGGGCGACTGCGAGAAAGTGCTTGACTTGATTGACGCATACGACCGGACGATTAGCGATGTTAATTCAGAGCTTGAATCATTCCGGTTGGCATACATGGTTTTCAAGGGCGCAACAATCGACGCTGACACCGTGAGCAACGCAAAACAAACCGGGGCGTTCTCGTTACCGCTTGAAGGGGACGCAGCTTTCTTGACAAAAAACATTGACGATGCCGTCATTGAACATCATCTTGACAGAATTGAAAACAACATCCGGATGTTTGCAAAGTCCCCGAATTTCAACGATGAAAACTTCGGAACGGAATCAGGAGAGGCGAAAAAGTACAAACTGCTGTCACTTGAAAACAAGTGCATCACAACCGAAAGAAAATTTACACGGGCATTGAGAAAGCAATTTGAGATCATATTTTCAGCTTGGAACTTGCAGGGATGGAACTTCAAACTTGAAAATCTGTTCTTCAAGTTCACCCGGAACTTACCGCTTGATTTGACATACCACGCAGACGTGACGCAAAAACTTGCAGGCCTCGTGAGTGATGAAACAAGAGTTAGCTTGCTGCCTTTCGTTGATGATGTTGATTACGAACTTGAAAAGATGAAAGAAGATGCCTACCCGGAGGATGATGTGAATGAGAATCCGAGCGGAATGGGTGAATAAACTTGTTGACGATTTAACGAAACAACAGTTAAAAGAACTGCAATTCAGTTATAAACTTGCACTCGAAAACACAAAAAAAGAAATCGAAAAATTATACATGAAGATGGGAAACAATCCCTCGTTGGCGCAAGCGGGAAAATACAAACGGTTGCAGACGCTCAAAGGCAAAATTAAAGACGAGATTGCAGCCCTCACACGCACTAAAATAACCGGCACAAACAATTTGTTAGCGAATACTTACAACGAGTCCTACAACGGCTTTGTTTACCAAACCGGAAAACAAATGGACGTTGTTTTTGACTTTACCTCAATTAACAAAACAGCCGTCATGGAACTTGTCAGAAACCCGATTGCAGAATTGACAGTACCGAAGTTATTTGCGGATCATAAAGCGGCAATCCTGAAAGCCCTGAACATACAAATCACGCAAGGGCTCATCAGGGGGACCGGTTATGTGAAGATGGCGCAAGAAATGAGGAAGTTGTTTGACATTGATTACAACAAGGCAAAGACCGTCGCTTGGACCGAAAGCCACCGAGTTCTTCAGAAAGCACGCCTTGACAGCTTTGAATACCTTGAAGCCGAAGGAATCAAGGGCAAAAAGAGATGGTTGGCAACGCTTGACGAGAGAACACGCCCGGCACATCAGGCAGCGGACGGACAAGAAGTCCCCCGGGACGGACGATTCACAGTCGGAGGCATGAAAATGGAATCCCCTGGTGATCCAGCAGGGGGCGCAGCGAATACGGTGCATTGCAGATGCGACATGACATACATTACAGACGCAACGAAACCCTTCAAAAGACGAGTCGGAACAGAAACGGTTGATTTCGATTTGACATACGAAGAATGGAAAAAATCAAACTGACAACGACGCATGAAGCCCGTTGTCACGAAGGAGTGAAAGAATATGAGCGAAGAAACAAAAAATAACGAACCCATCGAGACGAAAACAATAACTCTTGATGACGTTCAAAAATTCTTGAATGAAAACGAAGAGGGAAAGAAATTCTTGCAATCAGAGCGTGGAAAAGCCGTTGCGAAAGGCGTTGAAACTTGGAAAGAAAACAATCTCAACGAACTGATTGAAGAGAAAATTAAAGAGAAATTCCCTGAGGAAACAGAGGAACAAAAAAGACTGAGGAAACTTGAACAAGAGCTTCAAGCGGAAAGGAACGAAAGACAAAAAGAGCGATTAAAAAATAAGGCTTTAAACGAGCTGACGCAATCCGGGCTCCCGACTCAATTGGCTGACCTTGTCATCGGTAACGATGAAGAATCAACCCTGACAAGACTCGAGACGATTAAAGGGCTTTGGGACAACGGAATGAAACAGCAAGTCGAAAGCAAATTTAAGGAAAACGGAAGGCAACCTGCGGAAAGTCCGAACAAGGTTGAGAAATTGACAAAAGAACAAATCGCAAAAATGAGCCCGGAAAAGATCAATGAGTTATTTGACAAAGACCCGGGGTTATTTGAAAAAATCTAAAAAACAGGAGATGATTACAAATGAGTTTACAAAATTTTATACCAGAAATTTGGAGTGCCAGATTACTCAGGCATCTTGATAAGAACTTAGTTTTTAAAAACCTCGTAAATACTGACTATGAGGGCGACATCAGTGCCTATGGCGACACGGTGAGAATCAATCAGATTGGTGATGTTACCGTGAGCAATTACACAGCAAACAGCGACATTTACGATCCTGAAGAGCTGGACAGTTCACAGAAAACCCTGATTATCAATCAGGCGAAATACTTCAACTTCCAGGTTGATGACGTGGACAACGCACAGACAAAACCGAAGGTCATGGATGCAGCAATGCAAAGAGCCGGTTATGCAATCGCAAACGAGATTGACGAATATATCGCAAGTCTTTACAGCTCAGCTGGAAATACGTTGACAAAATCCGACATCGGTTATGCTTCTGGTGACACCCTGGCATACGATGTTGTTGTTGACGCAAAGCAAAAGATGGATGAATTGAACATTCCTGCTGCCGGCAGATGGATGGTTATTCCCCCTTGGTTCCACACGAACCTACTCAAAGACGATGATTACAAACAGAGCTGGCAGAATTACATGGTTACCGGTCAGGTTCCTCAGGTTGTGGGGATTTCAATCCTGCAATCAAACAACATCGAAACATCCGGAACGACTTACTACATAATGGCCGGAACTAAAGAGGCAATTTCCTATGCCGGGCAAGTTTCAAAGATTGAAGCCTACCGCATGGAAAAGAGATTTGCAGATGCCGTCAAGGGTCTGTACGTCTTCGGAACATCTGTTGTTCAACCTGCTGCACTTCTCAGAATTGACGCAACTGAATCAACGGATTAAGGAGTGATTTAATATGAGAAAACTTATAATTTTACTGGCGGTTCTTGTAACCACCTTTGTTTTTGCTACTGACTTAACGGAGGTTGATGTTTCTTTTTCAGCATGGACAACAATGACATCAACAACCGTTTCAGCGGATGCAACCTATACAATCGCATTGCCGGAATTTTTGAAGAAGATCATCATCCTTGACACTACCGACGCTTTAATTACTTCCGGAACCGTCACGTTTTATTCCGGGGATTACGGGGATGCCGTTTTGGGCAACTTAGTCACAACGCCTGCAACAAACGGGCTTTACTGCTACACCCCGTGGGCAATGAGGCTACAAGACGAAGATGGGGATGTGACATTCTTCGTTGACGGGTTGCAATACGCAAAGATTTATGTAATTGAAATGCCATGACAAGGGAGCCTTCGGGCTCTCTTTTTTAGAGGTGATTTGAATGGCAATCATGACAAAAGATGAATGTAAAACACTACTTGGAATTACAACAACGTCGTATGACACAATGATTACCGCAAGAATACCGGCTGTTGAGGCATACATTAAAAGTTATTGCAATGATGATTTTCTTGACGATGAAGACGCTGAAGACTGGCCGGATGACGTTCAATTCGCAGCCGCTTTGATGATTCAATACGACATTAACAACATAGTCGGGGTGAAAAGTCACGGGATGGAGGGGATTTCAACGGCTTTCACACAAGACTACCCGGCACAGATTTATAGAATGTTAGCACCGCATAAGAAGGTCACGTTTGTTTGATCTTGAAGCTGTTTCCGTGCAGCACTTGGAAAGACTTCCCCTCGAAACATTAGCAATCGTCACGGAAACAGCAACCTTCAACCCGGCAACCGGCATGAACGAAACCGAAACAACTACAACGAACTTCAGCGGACACGTGGGCAACTTCTCCGTTCAAGGAATGTCAGCGATCAACGCAACCCGAACAGTCGGCAATTACATCACAGAGGAAGCATGGCGAATCATAACAACCTCAGACATTGCCATGACGGCAAAAATACGCATGAACTCTGAAGACTATAAAATCATATACAAAAAAGAATCAAAAGGTTATTTTGTCTACGGGGTGGTTTTATGGGGCTCGTGACAGGTGGAATCAAGATGAACGCTTCGGGCATTTTCAATCACTTAAACAATATACCTAAAAACCTCAACACAATCATTGCCGGGATCGCTGCAGGCGTGACGAACGAATGTATTAGTAATTCCCCCGTTGATACCGGTTATTTGCGATCTCAATGGAACTTGTCAAAAGAAGCTGAAAACCTCTGGCGGGTGGCAAACAATACAGAGTACATTATGTACCTTGAGTTCGGAACCCGTTACTTTCAAGGGCACGCAGGATTTGTCAGGGGTTCAATAGCACGTTGGAGAACCGAAGCGATTAAGCGCATGAGGGCGGCGGTAAAATGACAAAAGAATTGTATCAGAACATAAGAAGAAGCCTACGGGTTTTCTGCTACAACCTCGATACAAGCATAACATGGTACCTCGACACAATAGGCGAAACGGCAACCGAAGACACGTTCGGGATTGTCAAGACTTCTACTTCAGGATTCGAGGACGGCAACTTCAGAGCCGACATGATTAACCTCAACATCTTTTCAAAGTCTCAATTAACAGCAGAATTACAAGCAGGGAAAATGTTTGAGGGCATCAGCAACAATTACATCGACATTAAAAACTATGTTCAGGCAGCCGCAAGCGCAGAGGTTGACTTGACAACAATCGGCAAAATAAGGATCAGAAAAATAGATCATGCAAACTTGGGCAATACTGAAGGCTACTATCAGATCAACTTAGGAATACACTACGAGTATTAAAGGAGTGATTAAAAATGGGAACATCAAGATTTTCGAATAATGCAAATCTAACGAATCATACACAATTGCAAATATCGGACAACACCGCAACAACAAAAGTGATAAAGGAAATCAAATATTATCAGGGACTGCCTGAAATACCGACGGCAGAAGCGACGCCGGACACAGTTTTGTTCAAAGACAGAGGCTCGTTGCAGGGCGTTGAAATCGGCGAGGATCAGGTAGAGTTTCCTGAATTTTCAATTACGATTGATATGACAGCAGCAGACACGAGAGCAATCACAGTGGATTACAAATCAGACTGGTATAACATCATGAATAAATTTGCAAGCCCTGCAGATGGTGAAACGAAATTGACAAGCACAAACACAGGATCGGTAAGCGTTAAGAACGGCTTTGACCCGTCAAGCGCAGCTACAAAAAGTGTAACAATTCCTTCAGACATTGACACGCTGAGGCTTGAAATGTTGTTCAAGGACGGGACGCGAACGTTTGGCTACAAATGGGAACAGGTGCAGCCTTTAGGCGTGACATTCGGGGATAACAACGGAGCCGCTTCAATGACATTGAATTTCAAGGTTTGGTGTGCACCGGCTGAAATCACCGCATTGACAGCTAATGCGTAACAGAGGGGCGAAAGCCCCTCTTTTGAGGTGATAATATGGCTACAAGATGGAATCAACGGAACATAACTATAAAAATAGAAGAAATGCAAAAAAAGACAGTTGGCTTATCTCATGTCAATGATTACATTGACAGAACGGGCAAAGGCCGTGTAAAACTAAACGGATTTTTGAGCGTATATAGACTGTCAAGCATTGGTTCTGGAACATTAAGCCCTGATGGGACAATGACTGTTACAACTATTTCAGGACATAAATATTTTGAGACGTTTAACAATCTGCCTTTTACGGCTGATGGCATAAGCAAAACAATACGAAACACAACGAATGCTGAAAAGTTTGGAATCGTTATTGATTTAACAGCTTTAGGTAGTTTGCCGAACCTTTTTCAACGGTATTTTGGTAAAATGACATTTGTGGATTTAACAGATGACGACTTGCTATATTTTTCTGATATGTATAGCACAGACAGTATTAATACCGTGAATTTTGAACCCGAACAGAGCAAAGCGCAAAAAGGAAATGAAGCGGCGGCGGTGTATTGGGACGGAACAGCTGTAACCGCTTTGGATAGAGAATATACTTATGATGCGGTAACTGTTACATGGGATATGACAGCAGTTACAGCATTGGATAGGAGTTGATTAGATGCCTGATTTTGATACATTGTATCCCTGGAACAGAAGGCGACGTGTTGCATTAGATTCATCTGGAAATGTCGTTGGCTATCATGCGGCAGATAACACGGACAACTGGGCTGATGGTACTCCGGTTGACTGGAGCGCGTACGAGAGCAACGGCTATAACTGCATGGTGCAAGTGCCTAAATTTTATTACAAACAACAAAAAACAAGCGTTTGGGAATTTAGCATTTCCCCGGTTCCAAAACCGGGTTATAATTTACATCCGGCTTTTATAGATTCAAACGGATATGCAAGGGATTATTATTATATCTCAGCGTTTGAAGGTTGGGTAGACACAAACAGTAAGCTCAGGAGTTTACCGTATAAGCAACCGTCAACGGATATTACATTCACTAATTTTAAAACATACGCAAGCAACGGCGGCGTAGAACTTATGAATTGGAAAAAGCAGCTCTGGGCAGAGCAGTTACAGTTTTATATAGAATACGCCGACTGGAACTCTCAGAGCATATTTACAGGCATCACAAACTTAGATTCCGGTAGCGGAAATCATTCGCAGAACACGGGGCATACGCTTTCATTAGGTAATGCAAGTGGAGAAGTGGTTATCACGCCTGAAAACGGCGCAACAGGAGCTACAGAAACCTATCCGTTCTCCTATCGAGGACATGAAAACCTCTATGGAAATGTCTGGAAATGGGTAGATGGGATAGAATGTGATTTGACAGATGGAGTTGTTACAATTGGAGGAACAGCGTACACCTTAACTGACACAACAACAAATTATATATACCCGTCTAACTTCGAACCTGATGTACCTGGTTTTTATCCGTGTACAACAGGAGGCGGAACAAGCACTTACCTTACTGACTATTTGTGGCGTACAAACGCAAACGACAGAATCCCGCTCGTCGGCGGTAGCTGGATTAGTGGGGCTCAGGCTGGGGGTTTGTGCTTGAATCTGTATCATTGGGCGTCGAGTTCTAATCGGGCTGTCGGCGGGCGGGCTGCTCTTTAGATTTTAAGCCGTCCTCGTGGTTTTCCGAGGTGGCTTTTAATATAAGGAACAGAGTGAACACATCGCCCCGCACTTCAGCGGTAATGAAAGGAGAATAAAAATGGTTAGAAGCAATAACACGCCTGATGCAATTATGCAGGTGAAGGATAAAATATATTTAAGAGATAATATACAACAAATAACGGAAACAGACGAAATGACAGGGAAAGAAATGACATTCTATGAATACGATGAAGTTGTTATTGTCGGTTATTCTTTAGCTTTTGCAGAAGAACATTTTGAGGATATTATGACAAATCCTCATAACTACGATTTGTGGCAAATCAACGGAGTATATCAAGGGGATAATCCACATGGAATTTGAGATGACAAATGGCAGCGTTGAAGAGGTTAAAGGCGATTATATCAGAGGTGCAATAGTACGTGCTGCTAACAAAAAGATTGACGAATTCACAGGTGACGGCTCAACAAAAGCATTCACGTTGACAACGACGGCAAGCAATACAACTTACAGCGTATACGTTGCAGGAATTAAGCAAGATTCAGGAATCACAAAAACAACAACCGGTTTTACGTTTGACTCGGCTCCTAAAAGAGGCGCAATTATCGAAGCGAAATACAATGGTGATTCAAATTTCGCTTGGGTGTTAATGTTGGATTCTTACGAACCATCAGGAACAAAAGTCACAATCACAGCCCCGACGGAAATTAGCTTGCAGGAGAACGCAGAATACAACGAGAGTGTTGATAGATTTGGAAACAAAACAAGAAAACTCAAGAGCAAAGATTACACCGCGAGCCTTGACATTAGTTTGTTGGAAGACACGCAGGCGTTTTACGATGCTTGGAAAGACAAGAAATTTAGAATCATTATAGAAAACACAAACGGCAGCTCATACGAAAAAGACATATTAGCCCTTTGTAGTATTGAAGGTTATTCAAAGAATTATTTAGGGCAAATACAGAGCCTGAACATTCGGGCGACTGATCTATATGAAGGAGTGACAGAGTAATGAAGAAAAGACGAGTGAATCTCAAAGAATTGATTAAAGAAGATAAGAAAGGCTATTTCAGGAGCCGGGGTTATTCAACGATTAAACATACCTACATTGACGAAAAAGGCAAACAACAAGAAGAATTACTCGAATTTGAAATACAACCGCTTGGTTCTCACCCCCTCATAAAAGAGTACATGAAGAAACACCCCGAGCCGAAACCGCCCGTGATTCGTGATTTGGTTCATCCTGACACTGGAAAGACACCGGCTGAGGATAAAGTAACAATTCAAGAAGCAAAGACAGCAGGATATAAATGGAGCAACGTCTACGATTACACAGATGAAACCTACCGTAAAGACAGAGAAGACTATTACAAGCAAATCAGGCTCTTGCAGATGATGATTGTCTTTGATTTGATAGAAGAGTTCGGGCTTGACAAGATAGCAGAGTTTGAACAGAAACTTGAAGACTTAGGGTTCACAGCGAATCAAATTAACAAAATCGGGGAGGACATAAAGAACCTCGATTTTTTTACAGAGAAGAGCGATTAAGAGAGTGTGAACGCAAGGCAAAAGAATATTTAGGCTTTGATGAATTTCAAAATAATAAGAAGTTATTAACCCCCGGCATGTACGAAATGTACGTGATGAAAGAGCGGGGGTTTTCTCTTGCTGAATGGCGGGAGATGAGCGAAGAAGATAAGCAAATAGAATTACTATATGCACAGATGGAGAATGAACATAAACAAGCACACGCCCCGAAGAAAGGAGGCGACTAAATGGAAGGCATTAATTTTGATGTAGGGTTGAATACGGGCAATTTCACTTCTCAAATAAATAACATGGCAAGCTCTTTAGGCAAAGTTGAGA